GACGGTCACGGTGGCCGAGGTCTCGGTACGCTCCTGCTGCACGTCCTGCTGCTCCCAGGGCTCGGCCAGGTTGCCGTTGATGAAGCCTTGGAGGCCGGCCATCGATGCCTTGGCCTCGAGGAATGAGACCGCCAAATATCCCCAGGTGCACTTGCGATCCGGTGAGTAGAGGCTGCTTAGGTGGTAGGACCGAACACCAGGCATGGCGTTGGGATTCTCTGGGCGCCATTGGCCATGTCGAAGGGCTGCGACCTTGTGAGAGTCGGTGATTTTGCCCTGGCAGAGCTGGCAGACGTAGTGAGCTGAGGCTCGAATCTTGCCCAGGTCGTGTTTGCCGTCCTCGGCCTTGGCGTCGTCCCAGGTCACCTGCCGCCATTCGAGCTTGATGTACTCCCGGCAGTGTGGGCAGGGCAGGTAGTAGCGGCGCTGGTCGCCGCGGAGGAAGCGCTGCCAGATCCGGCCTTCGACCACCGTCGGTGTGCTGGTCATAAAGGCCTTCGAGCTGCTGAAGCTCTTGAGTCTCTGCTCGGCCAGGTCGAGGGCGTCGGCCTCCCGGGCGGTTGCCTCGGCGAACTTGTCGACCTCGTCGGCTATAAGCACCCGAACCGGGCGGCTGGCTAGGTTGGCCGGGCTGTTTGATCCTACGAAAGTCAGGGTCGACCTGGTGAAGTTCTGCTCGAGGTTGGTGATCTTGTCGGCCTCGGCCGGGTAGCACTCGAGCATGGCCGGGCTGTCCTCGAGCATGGGCAGCCAGCGGCTCTTCGAGAATGACCTGGCAAGGCTCTCGGTGGGCATCAGCCAGAGGGCCGGGCTCGGCTCGTTGGCGATTAGCCAGGCCAGGCCGGCCATCAGGGTGGTCGTTTTGCTGGTTTGGCTGCCCCAGCAGAGGGTGACCTCGTAGACCGTAGGGTCTTTCCAACATTCCATTGGCTCCCTGGTATACGGTCGAACCGAGGTGCTGAACGGTCCTGGGTGCTCGGTCTGCCGTTGGGTCAGCCGGAGAGATGCCTCGGCCCAGTCGACCACCGTCTGCATCGGTGTCGGCCGGTAGAGGTTGCGTCGGTAGTCCAGGAGGGAGCGCTGTAGGTCGGTCAGGTTCAAAATAAGCGCCCTTCGTGTTGGTTGGAGATCCTGGCTTCGGAGATCTTGTGATATTCTGGGTCGCGTTCGATGCCGATGAACCGGAAGCCGTTAATGGTTGCAGCCTTGCCGGTTGAGCCAGAGCCCATAAAGGGATCGAGGATGGTTCCGCCTGGTTGAGTTATCAGGCGGCAGAGGTAGGCCATTAGCATGGTCGGTTTGACGGTGGGGTGATTGTTCTCGGATTCTCGATCCACTTTCCCAGCCTTGGCCGTGTAGAAGAACCGGGCGCCGGACTTCAGCGACAAGGCCGCCTCGTTGCTGCCGTCGTGGATGATGTTGGCAGGCCAGCGGCCGACGTGTTCTGACGCATTGCATCCGTTGAACCCAGCGGAATTGCCAACTGACGTAAAACTTGAACCTTTTTTCTTTTCAGCCGTTCTAATCGTTTCCGTCCCCACTCTGCACCCATCGACATTGATGGCGCCGGTGCCGTACTGGATGACATTGGCGGCCACCGTGCTGGAGAATGGTTTTCGGGCCATGGTGATCGGCTCTAGGGCAGGCTTTAGGGCGGTGCCCCAGCCTTTCCAGAGCGTAGCGGGGAGCGTAGCGGGGAGCGTAGCGGGGAGCGTAGCGGGGCGGGGTTTACCTCCGTCAAACATACTTCGTGGCCCCTGCTTTTTATATCCGACCACCTCCCTCTCTGCCCCAGCCGCCTTGTCGATAGCCTTACTCACGTCCAGCGACTTTGGGAATCCAGACCCATACACCCAGGCGATCATGTCGCGGATCTCGAAGCCGGCGTCCTCGATCCTGCACGCCATCCGGTGCTGCGTCCTGGTGCCGGCAAATGCCAGCAAATGGCCTCCCGGCTTCAGCACCCGTAGACACTGCTCCCAGATAGCCACGCTCGGCACGTCGTAGTCCCATTTCTTGCCCATGAAGGACAGGCCGTAAGGTGGGTCGGTCACGATGCTGTCGACCGAGTTGTCCGGTAGAGTTGCTAGAACCTCTAGGCAGTCCCCCAGGTGTAGTTGGTAGGTCATTTCCATGGGTCGGTGTTGTGCAATGTCTTGAGCGCCACCTCCTGGACCCACCGGGTCAGCTCGCGCTCAGCGTGCTCGGGGTCATGCGGTGCTATCCTGCCTGAAAGCTGCTTGGGCATTGCCTTGATCAGCGAGGCCACGGCGCCGTCGTGCTCCTGCATCACCCGGCGCACCCAGTCGCCGGAGACCAGGCGCCGTTCCTTCTCGGCCTGGGTGATCACCTCGTCCCTGGCGCTTGTGAGGTTCTTGGCTGCCGCGGCATGGATGGCGACCAGCCGGCCGGCGTCGGCTCGACCACCGCGGAGGGCATCGACCGCCAGGTCATAGGCCGCACGCTCGATTTGCCGCTGCCTTTCGTAAGCGCCTTCAGGCGAGTCGGTAGCGGCTGTTGCGGTGTTGAGAGGGGTCTCTGCTTCAATAGGCCTGTAGGGGCCTTCCTGTTCGATTGCGGTGGGGTCCGGTACGTTCTTCTGTTTAGGAATAGACTTGGCTCGTGACCTAACGTGTTGAGATCGCCAGAGGTCGGCCGACTCAGGTGAGTCCATGGGCATCCCCTGAGATATAAGCTGTGCGACCCGCGGCTGGCTTATACCGATCCGGTCTCCGTATTCCTTTTGTGTCATGGCTGCAGGGCGTCCTTGATCTCCTGGGGCATCATTGAGTCGGGCAGGTTGCCTGCGAATTGTAGGGCTCGGAACACCCCGTCGCGCCGGCTGTCGTAGTTGCCGGGCACCAGGGAACCGACGATCTGCTCTGGAGTGGTGCCGCTTTTCATCAGCCGGATAAACCAGGCGGTGTTGGCCAGGCCGAACTGGTCGACGAGGAATTGTATTTGGTTAGGCATAAATTATTTGATGAAAGCATTACTCGCAGAAATTGATAGGGGTCTCGCGTTCACCTGTTATTGGAGATATGGCAAAAGATTCCTTACATATTTGCAGGTTTAACAGATGTATCTATTGTACTATGCTCTACTCTTTGCTGCCTTAAATACATCTCATGGCCTTTCGCTATGATGTAAGCCACCGAACCACGGGCAACACCGCATGCCTTGGCCACATCATCGAGGCTTAGGTCGCGCTCCCGTAGATCGTAGGCCTTGCGGCAGATGTCGGCGTCCTGGGCGGTGGCGGTGATCTCGTAGTAGTCGGGCTCCTGGTCCTCGGTCACGACGATGGGCGTGCCGATGGCGCTTAGCTTTACCGAGTGCGGGTAGGACATCCAGCCACGCTTGATTGCCAGGGCAACCAGGTTGGGGGCTTCGTGTAGGAGTTTAACTCGGTCGAGGTCGTAGGGTATTTTCATTGTTAGAAGCTGGGCGATGGGTCGGTGAACCGGCAGAACTGGCCTTCGTACCAGAGCGGCACAAGGCCGCACTCGCCGTCGCGTTGTTTGGCGACAGCGATAATGGCCTCGCCGTTGGGTTGGTTGCGCTCCCGGTTGAGCAGCAGCACCAGGTCGGCGTCACGTTCTATCTGACCAGAGTCGGCCAAGTCGGTGAGGCGAGGCACCCGTCCCTTGTCCTTCTCGTTCTCCCGGTTGAGCTGGGCCAGGGCGACCACCGCGATCTTGGTGTCGTGAGCCACGGCCTTGAGTCGACCGGATACCTCGGCGATTTCGTAGGTCTTCTTTTCGGCCGCCTTGCTCCCGTGGATCTTCTGGAGGTAGTCGACCAGGACAAGTTTGACTCCCCACTTCCTAACAGCGCGGCGGATCACCGCGGTGATGGTTGCGATGCCGGACACACCGGAACCGGACACGAAGTAGATCGGGCTTCCGGCCACCTTAGCGGAGGCACTAGCCATGGCCTTCATTCCGCCTTCATCGAGGTCGCCGGTCTTAATGTCCTGCATCGGAATAGATCCTACGTTAGAGACCATTCTCCGCACGATAGACTCGTCGGACATCTCCAGCGATATAAACAGGGTCGGCACCCGGTGCTCGATGGCTGCTGCCCGGGCTATTGCGATGGCGATGGCGGTCTTTCCGATGCTTGGCCTGGCCGCAATGATGGCCAGCTCGCCGAACTGGAAGCCGTCGGTCATTGCGTCCAGGCGCCGGAAGCCCGAGGTAATGCCGGACAGGTGTCCCTTCCTCGAGAAGCGCTCCTGGGTAGAGTCGATGAACCGACTGACTACCGACTTGCAGGGTTGCACCTCTTCCTTGGATGCCTCGACGGTGAGCCCTGCTTCGGCATTAGCGACGATTTGATCCACAGACAGGGTGGAGACAGCGGAGTCGCGAATTAGACGGTCACCGGCGAATCGTAACTGCCGCCGGTGATGGGCCTCGAGGACAGCCTTGGAGAACTCGGGATGGTTGGACGGGCTGGCGCAGATCTCGTCGCAGCGGTTCAGCACATCGAAAGGCACCGGAGTCCCAGGCATCGAGCGTTTCCATTCCTTGACCAGGCTCTGGAGGTTGACCGGCTCCGCCTTGGCGACCAGGCCTTTGATCACCTCGTAGATCTGGCGCAGGCTGTCGTTCTGGATGGCCTCGGTGGTGATCCTGGAGAAAACCTCGTAGCAGACATCGGAGCCACCGGATAGACAGGCGCCCAGGAGACCGAACTCGTCGTCCTCGGCGAAGTAGGGGTCGCTCATTGCCAGTTAGTGATGTCGGCCTTAATAGCGCCTGGGTTGTTGTTGGATGAAAGACCTGCTTTAGAAGCAAAGATGCCAAGGTAATTGTTTGCCATTGAGTGATTCACCGCATCCGCAAACGTCTTGGCATCGAACTCTTTTGCCCATGCATTGAGAGCAGCCGAAAGGCCTAAGCGCTTATAACCGCTTTTACGCTCGGCTTTGTAGGCAAGCCAGGTCTCGACAGCAGCAAGGCATTCGTCCGTTTGGAGCTTCTCGGGTAGGATCAGGCCGAACTTAACTTCCCAAGGCGACTTCGGAGCCAGTGTCTTTTCTGTCTTCTCTTCTCTATCTTCTCTATCGGTTACCCCATGGGTTAGCTGTGGGTTAACCTGATTCGGTTCTGGGTTAACCCGTGGGTTACCCGTGGGTTTCTTTGGACGTCCTCCTTTGCCTCCATTTGACCAGGCAGCGATGAGGCTGGCGTTCACCTCGTCCCATTGGTGGGCTATCAGGTAGCCATCCTCGACTCGGCAGAAGGTTTGCAGCATGGCTGACCAGAACAGATCGGCATCACCAGGCCATCGGCAGACTGATGACAGGATGACCGGGCTCCACTCTGGGAAGGTGTTAGTCTTCCTTGTTTGGCAGTGTGACCACAGCCGGATGACGTAATTAGGCGCTGAGTCGGTTTCCAGAAGCCTCATCAGTAGACGGGTCTTCCAGTGATCTAGGAAGTCGGGTTCGATTATCATGATTCAAATAGAAATCCCCACCAGGCACAGGGTAGGAGATCGCAGGAAGGAGCTGCGAATGCCTGTGATGGTGGGGATAAAATTTGTCATGCCTTCGGTTGGTTCGACGCTCACCTCCTACAGCTCACGTCAATGGGTACTCACTAGACTACAGCCTGCTCGATGTCCAGCCCTCAGTAGGCCGGCATCAGAATGTCTGCCACCGCCTGGGTGAGCTTCACATCTTGGATGCAGTA